TAATTATGTTAGATATCTAAATAATGATTTTGATAGCTTACTTAATAAATTTTTAAATTTAAGTAAGAGTTTAGATGAACTATTATTTCATATAACTGAGTTTAGAAATTTCCTACGCGATTTTAAAATGTGAAAATCTTTGAATCATAATATTCAACATAATTTAATTGTACATTAGATTTCACAATTGTATAATAATTGTATCATAATTGTATAATAATTGTATAATATAACCTAATTTGTTGTATTGTAATTTATTGTATTGTATTCTAAATTGTATTTTATACTAAAAATAAAATCATGAATTCAATTCAAGAACAACAACAAAATACTAAACTTATTGAATGTATTATTGAAAGTGAGTTAAGTTATATAGATTATTTCAAAAAAAACAAAAGCAAAAATATAAAACAAGAACAAGACTATAGATTCTATTATAAATATTTAGAAGATAATGGTAATATATACAAAAAAATGTGTAATTATTACAAAGAAAAAAATAATATAGGATTATCAGAACGTCTATCTCATTTATCAGATAGTTTTTATAAAGAATCTAGTAATTTAGAAATAGAATATAAGATAATTTATTCTGTTAATACTAAAATAGATATAAAGGGTGATAAAATTATTAAAACTAACTCTAATAATGAAGATAATATAAATATAGATTGTATGTTACAATCAAAATTAAATGGTTAAAATTATTTGAGAAAATATAAAATGATAATAAATAAATGAGAAAATGTTATTTTTTATTAATTTCATTTGTAATTTGGTTAATATTTTTAACAATTTCATTTAACTATATTTATAGAGCAAACTGTGATACATACGAAAAATATTACGAACATAATATTACATTTGTATCACCAAATGAAGCATATATGAATATTATTAATAATGGTTATATAAATAAATTTAATAAAAATGATATGAAAGTTCGTAATTGTAATAATATAGAAGATTGTAAAAATTTATATAAAAAAAATATTATATCTTTCACAGAAAAAGAGAAAAATATATTAAAAAAATTAGTAGAAGAAGCAAATATAAAACTACAAAAGTTTAATAGTTTTTATAATATTCCTTGGAAATTTGCTAAAGTTACTAATAAGATAGATAATGGATTACCTCATACACATAATGATACTATATATTTAGCCGATCTTTATTTCGAAAAATCTAGCTTAGATACAATAATACATGAGAAGATTCATATATATCAAAAAATGTATCCAGAAAAAACAGATATTTTATATAAAAAATATAATTATGAAAAGATAGAAAGAGAAAATAATAAAAATAGAAGAGCAAATCCAGATTTGAATGATTTTGATTATAAACATAATGGTAAATTAATTCATTCAGAATATACAGAAAATCCTTCACATTTAGGAGATATAAAATTAGTAAATTCAAATAAGAATTCAAGTATTAATGAACATCCAGATGAATATTTTGCTTATACAATCACACACAAGATACTAAATGGATTTAATAGAGAAGATGATAGACTTATTGATTACTTAACTATATAATTTATTTATTAAGCACGTATGATGAATATATAAATTATTTATATTAAATACTATATCGTGATTTTCAAATTTATTTTTACATAAAATACATTTAGTATTTTTTTTAGTTTTAACATTATTTTTTAACTTAATTACTGAAAATTTATTTACATAATTACTCCAATAATTTAATGTCCAAGATTTTTCTTTTAAAAAATACTCATCCATTATCCAACCATTGAGAACTAATTTATGCGCATAATTAATTTTATTTATATAATAATTTTTAAGAGTAGTAGCTATTTTAATATTTTTTTTTAATAAAAAATCAATATTATGAAAGTTATTTACTAAATAACAGAATTTTTTATTTAGTCTTCTATAATATATATCATCATATGAAAATGAATAGTGATTAAATATAAAATAATTATTATTGTAAGAAGTATACATTAAATTACAATCAAATAAACAATCATTGGCATTATAATGATATCTTGATAGTGAATAATTATAACAATATACATAAAATTCATCATCATTATTAAAATTTAATGTAATAATATTAGTAGATTTATCAATATTAGTTACTTTAATTTCATTACAATTATCTAAAAAATTCTCAAATGTTTTTATTACTGTATCAATATCATAAGTAATTAGTGTTTTAATTATATGTACATCTTCAAAAACATCTTTAATTATAATACTATTTAGTGATAATAGTAAATTAGATACAGAACTATAATAATCATAATAACTACTCATTTTAGAATTAAATAAAATTTGATTTTATTACTTAAATAGTTTACAATATTAACTGAACAATATTAAGTATTTATATTCCAATCCAAAATTATTATAATGAGATTAATTTCTAATTTAAAAAAAGAAGATTATCTTATAAAGGACAATATGGGTAAAAAGGATATTGATTTACTAAAAAAAGATCCTAAAAAATATTTACAAGAATTAAGCAAAGATGATTTAGTAAATCTAATACAAAAACTGAACTATTCATATTATATTGAGGGTAAAAGTTTAGTATCTGATGAGTTATATGATTATGTCAAAGAAGTACTAAGAAAAATAGACTCTAAACATCCTATATTAGATGATGTAGGAGTATCAAAAGTCTATAAGACAAAACTACCTTACTATATGGGTTCAATGGATAAAATTAAGACTGATGAAAAAACACTCAATAATTGGTTAAAAAAATATAATGGAGAAGGTTATGTATTATCAGATAAACTTGATGGTATATCGGCATTGTATGTAATTGATGAAGATAATAAAAGAAAATTATATACAAGAGGCGATGGTAATACTGGAAAAGATATTAGTTATTTAATAAATTTTATAAAAGGACTTAATACTTTAGATACTCCATTGGCAATTAGAGGAGAGTTAATAATAAGTAAATCGAAATTTAACAAAATAAAAGTTGAAGGAAAAGTAATGAATGTTAGAAATATAGTAAGTGGTATAATAAATTCAAAAAAACCAAATTTGGACGTTGCTAAATTTATTGAATTTATAAGTTATGAAGTAATAGTACCAACAAATTTTAATTCAAAACAACAGTTTAAATATCTTGAAGATAATAAATTTAAAAATGCTTATTACGAATATAAGAAGAAAATAGATGTTAAAGTATTATCAGAATTTTTAGAAAGTAGAAGAGAAAATTCAAAATATGATATTGATGGTATTATAGTAACTGATAATAATGTACATAAAAGAAATACAGATGGTAATCCAAAATATTCATTTGCTTTTAAGAATATTTTAACATTAAATAAAGCTGAAGTTATGGTACTAAAGGTTGAATGGAATATAACAAAAGATAAATATATTCAACCAGTTGTTACATTTGATGGTGTTGAAATAGATGGAGTTATTGTTAAAAGAGCAACTGGTAAGAATGCGAAATTTATAAAGGATAATAATATAGGACCGGGTAGTAAAATAGTAGTAGTTAGAAGAGGTGATGTAATTCCTCATGTCGAGGAAGTATTGACACCAAGTGAAACTGGTAAGCCACAAATGCCGGAGTATGAATATATATGGAATGAAACTGATGTAGAAATTATTGCTAAAACTGATAATCAAGAATTATTAAAAGAAAGTAATATTAAAAATATTGAGAATTTTGTTAGTAAAATGGAATTCAAAGGTATTTCAGTAGGTATAGTGAAACAAATGTATGAAGCAGATATAAATACAATAAAAAAATTTGTAAATGTTACAAAAGAGGAGTTACTAAAAGTAGATGGAATAAAAGAAAAGAAGGCAAATAATATAGTAGAATCAATAGAGAATACATTGAAAGATTTAGATTGTTTAAAATTAATGATGGCATCAAATACATTTGGTAGAGGATTTGCTATAAAAAAAATAAAACTTATTATGGATAATATAGAAGATAAAGAATTTAAAAATAAACCTACAATTGAAGATTTAATAAAAATAAAAGGAATTGAAAAGAAAACTGCTGAGAAATTTATAAATAATATTGATAATTATATAAAATTTCTAAAAGAAACAAAAATTAAATGTAATTTTGAAGAGAAATCACAAGAGAAATCACAAGATAAATCAAAAAATAAGTTTGAAAATATGAACGTTGTATTTACTGGAGTAAGAGATAAAGAACTTGAAAAGAAAATAGAAAATGGGGGAGGTAATGTTAAGTCTGGTGTAACTAAATCAGTTAATTATTTAATAGTGAAAGATAAAGATTCAAAATCTTCTAAAGTAGAAAAAGCAAAAGAATTAAAAATAAAAATAATTACTTTAGAAGAATTTAATAAAAAATTCTTGTAGAAAATTTTAATTAAAAATTTTTTATTAAAATATTTAATATAAATTTTTTATTAAAATATTTAATATAAATTTTTTAACATAAATTTTTATATAATTGTGAATTTTGTAAAACTTTATGTTTTTTAGCAAAACTACAATAATTCTTTTTTAGTTCTTTAGATTTTTTTTGTTTAGGATTATAGCAGTTATTAACAAGTGCTTCTACTCCATCTTTAATTTGATTATCTAATTCTAGTCCATTCCATTTATTCCATCCTTGACTAAATTTATTAACATATCTATCAGATAAAGCAACTTTTGGAATAGCATCACATTTAAGAACATCTTTATCAATATTTTTATTTTTAGCATTATATAATGACCACGCACCAAGACATACACAGTGATTATCATTACCTCTCTTATCTGACCAATTAGATTGACCAGTTTTTTTTGAAAAATTTGGTGTTTTTTTTGATATATTTTGAATACATATTTGATGAACACCTCCTCCTAATTCGCTACATTTACCTTCACTGTCCCACGAACCATTAGACATCCCTTTTAACCCACATTTTTTTAATGGTTCATTATATATATTTAGCATTTGATTATATTTTTCAATTTTTTTACCTCCTTTCTGCTTTTTATTTTTAATTAAAAATATAATTAGTAATAATATTATCAAAATTATACTAAGTATTAACATTTATAATAAAAAATAAATTTAATAAAAATAAATTTTAATTAAAAATTTTATATTAAATTTTATATTAAAATACAGAAATTAAAATATAGAACATAAATTACAAAGATATTTACCTTCTACATTACAAAATTTACCAATAGGTTTATTTCTTTCAGTATAAAAAGAACAACAAACTCCTTGACATTTATTAGAAAATTTACTATCATTTAGAGTATATTTTATCCAAGATGAAAAAATTTCTAATTCACTTTCAGTTTTAAGAAATAATATGTTAAGTGAATTATTATTTATTTCTTGATTATTGTTAATATTTTGAGTATCATTTATAATTTTAGTATTATTAATAACTTTAGTATTATTAATAATTTGAGTATTATTAATAACTTGAGTATTATTAATAACTTGATTTTTATTCATTAATTGATTATATAATGTATTTTTGTATAAACGATTACTATTATTATATTCTATAATAGATTGATAATTCATCAGATAATTTGATAATGTATTTTTAGATTTTATATCTTCATATTGATTACTTAAAATATTAATATGTCTATCACATAACTTATTGTTAGAATTTATTCTTTTTTTACAATTTATAAAATTACATATATTATTTCTTTGATGTTTAATACATTTACCACTTTTTCCTTTTGATAATGATTTACAATCTTTATAAGAACATATTTTCTTCCACTCTTTAGAACCAAGTCTTCTTCTATGAATTACTTTTTTTTTCTTTAAGAACTCAAAATTAGAATAATCCATTTTTATATAGATTATTTCATTATTAATTTCAAATTTTATTTTAATATAAAATTTTAATATAAAATTTTAATATAAAATTTTAATTAAAAAAATTTAGTATAAATAAAAATATTTAATTAAAATAAATGGATGAAAATATGAAAAGATGTTTATTAAATTTAATTTTAATAGCAGTAACTGTAATAATGGGTGCTGAAATGGTAAAATCTCTAAATAGATTTGGATTAGTTGAAACCTATTTCCAAGAGATTGCTGATAACTCTGTGCCAACTACTGGAGAAAAAGTAGGTAAAGATACATTAGGTTCTAAAGACCCTCAAGTAATGTTTGGTACTCCAACTGGATTAGTACCAGATAAATCTTCGTCAATGTCTAATGCGGATGAAGATGCACCAGGTGATGGTATGGGTAATAAAACAAAAGTTTTATTTAAACATACTAAATGTGCTCCAGAATATTGTGAAATGGGTAATAATGGTACTAATTATTCGTGTGACAGAGGATGTGTAAAGATGGAAAAACCACAGAATGAATTAGTTGCCAGTAGAGGAGATGGTGTATATCCAAATGCTCCAGACACTGGATTAAACTATAGAAATAAATGTATTATTGATGATAAATGGTGTACACGTAAATAAGAATAAGAAATGGTCTAGTTTTTTATTAACCATTTCTTATCTATTAGATGCTCATACCTTTATAGCCATCTTCCATAACTCGGGTTTGTTTTTGTTCGTCAGTTTCCTAGAATCACCGTTTTGATTGAGGAACTGAATGAGTTCTTTTTTTGTTATCTTATGATTATGATAAGATTGATAAGGACGTGTGTTAAGCAATAGCTTAACAGTAATAGGGTCAGAGACATGAGAATTAGCATGAATTTTAAATACATTACTAACTCTTCCCTTACTTAAGATGATACGGTGTATTATTCCAGCACTTCGAATTAACTCTGGCATCTTTCTCATTGGGAGAGAAAGGAACTTTATGGCCTCTTTACGACATTCCGCATCTGGATTATGTAGAGAAGTGTATTCACAACACTTCTGTCTACAAAACTTCAAGAATGATGAAAAACGAGGAATTGAACCAATTGAGAAGACACTCTTGTTTGACCAGACGTATCTCATGTAGTCTTCATCGGACATCAACTTCTTTGCCACATTCTTGTTGTATTTGTGGTGTTTTTTTATGAAGTCCATGATAACAGAGAGCGTATATTTGTTCTGTGGATTGAGTATTTTCTTCTCAATATCAAGAATCTGTTTTGATGGAACCCTCACATTGTGAAACCTCCAGTAGTCAAAGTCTTCGTTCCAGTTCACGATCACAGAGATGTGATTGTTGATCACTTCTTGGTGTCCCTTGTGTACCTTTTGACAGATGAGTTCTGCAACATCATCGCATACGTTGTATTGCTTGAAGACAGCGTTCATAACAGTGTTCATCTTGTCAGTCAGTAGTAGCTGTTTGCTTGATTGCTCAATTAACCAATTACAACTTTCACATTTTATTATGGACCATCAATTAATGAGAGTATAGTGCTACATTTTAATAAGAAATAGTCTAGTTTTTTATTAACCATTTCTTATCTATTAGATGCTCATAACTTTCTAACCATATTCCATAACTCGGGTTTGCTTTTGTTGGTCAGTTTCCTCGAATCACCGTTCTGATTGAGAAACTGAATCAGAGTCTTTTTTGTAATCTTATACTTACTATAAGGATTAATTCGATTAGGTGTATTGAT